TTGCTGCTGAGGTTGCCGTTTAGCCAGAAGGGCAACTTGTGATTACCTTCACCGTCGCCGGCATGGCACCGCAACCGCAGGGCAGCAAACGCCACGTAGGCAACGGTGTGATGGTCGAATCCTGCAAGAACCTCAAGCCCTGGCGTTACCTCGTCCAGCAGGCCGCCATTGCCGTCAATCACCCCACCATCACCGGCCCCGTCTCCCTCTCCTGCGTCTTCCTCTTCCCACGTCCCAAGTCGCACTACACCGCCAAAGGCACCCTCAAGCCCTCAGCGCCAACCTTTCACAGCGTCAAACCCGATGGCAGCAAATGCCTCCGCTCTACTGAAGATGCTTTGGTTGATGCTGGCCTCCTACAAGACGACGCACGCATCGCCATCTCCTCATTCACCAAGCGCTACACCGTCGCCGCAGAGCACCCCGGCGCCCTCATCACCATCATCCCCCTCGCGGCAACCTAACCACAACGCCACGACCATGGAACCATGGAGCATCGTCGCTAATCACCCCTTCGATGGGGATCCCTTCGGCCTGGTCATTGATCTGCCCGAGCTGACCATGGCCGATGCTGAGCACGTCGCCATCAACCTCCTCGGCTCCTTTCAGCTGACCGGCGCCTACGTTCCCTCTTCCCTGGCTCATCCCCTGCAGGGGCAGTACCTCTTCCTCTACCGCGTTGCGCCAGAGCGCATCAACCGCATGGCCACCGTTTGGGCTGAAAACTTGGATGATGCCGAGCTGCGTCTCAACATCCTCGCGGCTGACGGCATCCTCCTGATGCCCGCTTCCGGTTAAACTCCGGCCATGGCAAAGAAGAGCACCAACGTAGAAATTGACGAGCGGGTCAACGCTGTCTACGACCTGCTACTTCGTGCGCACAGCCGTACTCAAATCGTTCGCCACTGTTCGGAATCCTGGAACGTCGGAGAACGTCAGGCCGAGAATTACATCTCACGCGCACGCCAGTTGATGCAACTGGACGCCGAGCTAGAGCGCCCGCAATGGCTAGCTGCTGCCATTGCCCGCCTCGTTGAATACGAGCGCCGCGCCTCAGAAGCCAACCAGCTCAGCGTGGCCCTGAAAGCTTTGGAAGACCAGGCACGTCTGCTGCGCTTTGAGATGAGCTGACACGGAAACCTTGGTCTAAAGGCCAAGGTTCATGGCTCGCAAGTACGCAAGGGACAACCGTGGGCGCTTTTCGTCGGCGGGTGCCACAGCCCGTGGCGGGCGGCTCAGAACGGCGGCAGGGAACAAGCGGGCGACGGTGACCAAGGGCATTGCTGGCGGCAAGCCTGCGGGTGCAATCAAGGGGAAGGTGAAGCGTGATCCTGGGGCAGCGGGGAAAATAGGAGCATCCAAGCCAAAGGCAACGGCCAAGTCAGCAAACAGGCCTGACTCTGCCAGGGATACAGCCGTCGTAAATATCCCCATGCGTGGGGCACGGGGCAAAGCGCTGGATGCTGAGATCACCCGCAATGTGAATGCCCAGAAGGCGGCCAGCCGCGCCGCTAGTAAGGCCCGCAACAGAAAGTTTAAGAGTGAGCAATCACGAGCAAAGAAGCTCCGCGACGTGCATGTGGGCGCCATTGCTAAATCGAAGGGCATGAGCAAAAAGCAAGTCGAAAGTGCCCTACAAGCGCAGACACCTTCCACTCAGATCAAGGCGCTGAAGAACTGGGTCAAGCAGAACCGGGCCGCCGCCAAGCCTGCAGCTGCCAAGCCCAAAGCATCTGCCCAAGATCTCGTCAACGCTTCAGTACGCAAAAACCAGAACAAAAAACTTCGCAGCTTAAACGACAAAATCAATGCCGCAGGCCCCAGTGCGGCAGGGCTCCGGCTAGAGAAATTGGCGTTGCAGAGTCGAATGACATCAACGCGCCCTAAGCCGTCCGCCAAGCAGCAGGCTAAACAGCAAGCTCAGAACGCCGCGCTGCGCTCCCGCGTGGGGCGATTGAAGCGGGCTCAAGCCAGGTTTGAAGCGACTGCCGACACAAGAAACGTGCCTGGCTCCAAGATGATTCGTCGCCCTGACGCTAAAACGAGTCGCGGTAACCGCAGGGCCGAACAGGCTAGATCTATTTATCTCGGCGCTTCTGCTTTAAGTGTCAAAAACTTTGGCAGAGGTGTAGCTCGCACGCCTCGGGCTAAGAATAATTGGCGCCCAATGCGTCGCGGCTAATTCAGCTAGGATTAGCTAGTCATAGCTTTTTTATGGAATCCTTTCTCGATGCTCTCAGCGAGCTGATCGCCTCAACTGACGACCTCTGCGGCGCTGAGTTGATCGGCGCCCTAGAGCTGGTTAAGCAGCAGCTCATCTTTGACCTGCTCACCACCGACGACGACACCGACGACGAGGTTGCCGAATGAAGCCCACTGTCACCGCCGTCGGTCGCCTGCTTAAGCCCAAGCCCGGCATCCCCCACGTCCACAAGGTGATTGCCGTCAAAGCTGATGGCACCGTGCGCACCATCCTCAACAAGCCGGTTTGATGCCCAGCCTGCTGGACGGCATCACCACTCAGTCTGGCCTGCTTGACTTTCTCAACCCAGAGATTGACTCGTCAACGCCATCAGCGGCTGATGCCCTAGCCCGCGTCCGCGCCACCCTCCTGCCCCATCAACTCGCCTTCTGCGATGACATCACCCACCGCAAGATCGGTCTGGTCTGCGGCTTCGGTGCTGGCAAAACCCACGGCCTGGTCGCCAAGGCCGTCACCCTGGCCGCGCAGAACATCGGCTATGCCTCAGCCCTGTTTGAACCCGTCGCGCCCATGCTGCGCGACATCCTGGAGCGCACCTTTGACGACCTGCTGACCGAGTGGGAAATCCCTTTCACCTTCCGCGTCAGCCCGCTCCCTGAATACACCCTCACCTTTGCCGAGGGGCAGCACACGATTCTGCTGCGCACCATGGAAACCTGGAACCGCATCCGGGGTCAGAACCTCTGCGCCATCGGCTTTGACGAGGCCGACACCGCCCCGCAACGCGTGGCCGAGAACGCAGCCCGCATGGCCCTGGCCCGTCTGCGTGCTGGCCACGTCCGCCAGTTCTATGCCGCCACCACACCGGAAGGCTTCGGCTGGGCCTACCAAACCTTCAAGCGCGATGCCAAAGACGACACCCGCCTGATTCAGGCTCGCACCGCAGACAACCCGCACCTGCCAGACGACTTCATCCCCAGCCTGATCGCCAACTACCCGGCCAACCTGATCCAGGCGTACCTGAACGGCGAGTTTGTCTCGCTGACCACCGGCACGGTCTACGACCGCTTCAACCGCAACCGCCATGTGGTGCCCATCGCCATTGAGGATGACGAGACGATCCTGATGGGCTGCGACTTCAACGTCGGTAACACCAATGCGGTGCTGGGTGTGCGCCGTGGCCGCGAGCTGTTCATCGTTGACGAGATCGCCGCCGCTCACGACACCGACGCATTGGGCAAGGAGCTGCGCCGCCGTCACCCCCAGGCGCGGGTGCTCGGCTACCCGGATGCCTCAGGCCGCAATCGCAGCACCAACAGCAGCCGCAGCGACATCGCCATTCTGCAGAGCTACGACATCAGCAACATGGCCCCGGCAGCTAACCCGCCCATCCGCGATCGGGTGGCTTCGGTGCAGGCGCTGCTGGAGAACGGCAACGGCGAAACCCGCCTGTGGATTGATCCGCGCTGCCGCAAGCTCATTGAGTGCTTGGAGCTGCAGAGCTACACCGACAAAGGTGAGCCCGACAAGCAGGCTGGCTACGACCACATGGTCGATGGACTGGGCTACATGTGCCACCGCCTGTTTGAGGTGGGTCGGCCAACGGCCGGGCGTGCTGTGCGCGGCGTGCGGCTGTACTAGCTCGACATAGCGGGGCCTATGGGCTAGTGTTCGGTAGTCGGAAGCGATGGGCAGCGCCCACCACCGACCACCACTGCATTGACCCCATGACCACCATCACCTGCGCAGCCGTGTGGCTGCTGCTGCCGCTGATTGTCCTGATCGGCCTGGCGCTCTGGCTCAGCGAGAGCCGCCAGCAACGCATCCAACGCCTGCACCGCTCCGGCTACAGCCAGACCCGCATCGCTCAGCACCTCAACATCAGCCGTTATGCCGTGAGGAAAGCCCTGGCCTAGCGGAAACCTAGGCCAAAAGCGCGTGCATAATTTCGCCGCCAGCCTGAACAACCTGTCTCTCACCACTGTCGAAGAGCTGCAGGTTCACGATCCATCGCTGGCCTGGCAGCGCATGGAGCCACGCTGGCGGCTCATCGAGCAGCTTGGCCTTGGCACGCTCGGAATGCAGGCCGCTGGCAAGCGCTACCTGCCGCAGGAGCCCCGCGAAGACGACGAGGCCTACAGCGCCCGCCTGGCCCGCAGCGTGTGCCCGCCCTACATGCTGCGTCTGGAGCAGATGCTGGCCGGGATGTTGTGCCGCAAGCCGGTGCGCCTCGACAACGTGCCCGATCCGATCCAGGAGCACCTCTTTGACACAGACCTAGCCGGCAACGATCTCAATGCCTACCTGCAGGAGCTGGCCCGCACCTGCATCCGCTACGGCCACGTCGGCGTCCTGGTGGACTACCCACGCGGCGACGAGGGTGACGACACCCCGGTCACTGATTTCAGCCGGCCGTACTGGGTCAGCTACACGCCGCGTGACATCCTCGGCTGGCGCACTGATGTGGTCAATGGCACCCAGAAGCTGACGCAGCTGCGTCTGCTGGAACGGGTCACTGTGCCCTACGGCGAGTTCGGCGAGGAAGTCTGCGAGCAGGTGCGCGTGCTGGAACCCGGCCGCTTCCGCCTGTTCCGCAAGCAGGCATCCAAGAGCCGCAACTGGGAGCTGATCAGCGAAGGCGCCACCACGCTTGACGAGATCCCGTTTGCCGTGGCCTATGCCAACCGCACCGGCCTGATGGAATCCACCCCGCCGCTGGAGGAAGTGGCCTGGCTGAATCTCAAGGCCTACCGCGCCGAATCCGATCAGGCCAACATCCTCCACGTTGCAGCTGTCCCCCGCTACAACCTGTTCGGCGTGCCGGCTGAACTTGACGAGCTGGACGCTGGGCCAGCGTCAGCCATGGCGTTCCCGGTGGACGCACGCGCTGAGTTCAGCGAACCCACCGGCACCAGCTATCAGGCCCGCTTCACCGAGCTGGACCGCATTGAAAAGCAGATCGCCGAGCTGGGTCTAGCTGCTGTGCTCGGTCAGAACATGACCAACCAGGCCGCCGAATCCAAGAGCATCGACCGCAGCCAGGGTGATGCTGCGCTGATGGCTGTGGCGCTGGGCCTGCAGAACCTGATTGATACCTGCCTGCGGTTTCATGCGGCCTACCTGAACCTGCCCACAGCGGGCAGCAGCATGGTCAACAACGACTTCGTGGCGCACAAGCTGGAGCCCTCGCATGTGGCCGAGCTGATCAAGCTGCGCGTCGGCGGTGACATCACTCAGGAAACGCTGCTGATCCAACTGGCTGATGGCGAATGGCTCTATGACGACTTCGATGTGGATGCCGAGCTGGAGGCCACGGCTGCGCAGCAGGAGCGGCGCCTGGGGGCACAAGAGCAGCAACTCAGCGCCAACCTGCAGCAGCTGCCATGAGCGAGCGGATGCAACGCCTGCTCAAGGCGCTGGAGATCGCCGACAAGTGCGGCAACACCTTCATGGCTGCCAACATCCTCGCTGCGATCCGCGAGCAGGAACGCCAGGAACGCACCGGTAGTCACCGGCTGTGACGGCAACCTAGGCCGCACCTTTGACCCTGTGGGTCTTCATGCCTGACAACGACACCGCTCCTGTGGAGCAGTCTGCACCTGATGCCTCGGCCCTGGAAGCTGAGCTGAATTTGCTGCGCAGCAAGAACAAGGAACTGCTGGAAGAAAAGCGCAAGCTGCGCAAATACGAGCAGATGGCAGCAGAGTTGCCTGATGGCACCGACGTGCGGGCGCTGCTGGAGTTCAAGCAACGCGCCGA